GTATTGGGCTGGAGCCAGGGCGCAGTAACGCTCCATCTCCATGACCTTCTTAGTGTCCAGGTTCTCAGCAGCCAGCCAGAGTTGGTTGGTTAGGACAGTGGCATCGCTTACAACGGTTGCACCACCGTTGAGCACAGTACCGGCATTGTGGCCATCGGTAGTAGCAGCAGTACGAGCAGCCTTGACGAGGACCTGTGCGACAGTCTTGTCATACTTGAGGGCCAGGGCTGCGCCAAGCTGGAAGGCGTATTCACCTGAGACATCAAAGTGAGCAACCCACTCATCCCAATCAGCAATGAAGCTGTGAGCGATAAGCAGACCGTCAACAGAGATGGTCTTTTCTGCGTGCTTGATAGCAGTACCCAGGATCTCAGCACCAGGGGTATGGTATGCAGCAGTTGCGATACCAGTTGCAATGAACTGAGCAGACTTGGCACCACTAATGGTGCGGGTCATGTGCAGGGGCTCAAAGACGTTATTGTCACGGAAAGCGGTCAGAACCTCACCCGAGAATTGGGTAAGGAATAGAGCGCGAGCGTCACCGGCTGCCTGAGATTGACCTAGGCGGCTAGGAGTAGCATTCGACATGGGAACTTAAACTTTCAATTGGAGGAGAACGAAATGAGACAACACACCAAGTGTAAACACAGTTATCCCTAGGCTTTATCCCGTAGGACAAAGGAGGGGCTGGAGTACAGCTTAGATGAAGCTGGTAGCCACCTTGACTTGGTTGGCAGCAACCGCTGTAGTATCACTATCAGCAGCCGCACCAGTTATGGCCATGGCTATACCAGTGGTGAAACGGTAACCAGGGAACCCGAAGGGAACGCTTATTTGGCTCCCGGCTGGAACCCTAAGAATGAATATAGGAACATCAGTACCCACCGTTGGAGCACTGGCCTTATTATAGTATTTAACCCACGCATCACCAGCGCCCGTATTGCTGGCTATGACCCCATAGAAGGATCCTGCGCTACCTTTAATGGATGTAGCGTTTGTGGTAGCAGCAGAGTTAACGTTGCTGGCTGTGGTGCTAGTGAGTGTGCCTAGGTTGGATGTAACTGTACCAGATACCGCAGGAGTACCTTGGATGTTAACAGGCAGCCCCATTGGAGCACTGGAAGGATCCGAAGTAGCTAGGTGTACCTTCTGCCTACCTTGTGACTCTACCTGCACGAATCCTACGGTTAGGGTTGTGGTGCTAGCTGGAGCAGAAGAACCATTCTGAACGATGATAAACAGGTATAACTGGGTATCTTCGTCTGGAATGTTCTCTATACGGGTGGCTCTGGAAGACCAAGCGTAACCAGTGTTTGTAGCTACGAGAGCATCAGAGAGATGCCCTGTAAGTACATTGGTTTGTAGCTGAGCCACATGACCAGGGCTTGCCGTGGTGTTTATGGTGGCTGTGGTGTTACCTGAGTTCCACCCATCACGCTGGCAATCAAAGAAGGAGTTTGTAGCAGTTGTACCGCTGTACTCATTCGCTAGGTAGTTCCACCCATAGATGTCCAATGTTCCAGAGCCAGAAGCAGGCCAGGAGGCAACTGTAAATGTTACAGTGTCCCCTGACACAGAGGCTATAGCGAAACGCCCTGGGATTCCGGCTGCGCCTGAGATATCAGAGAGACGGCAGGATTGCGTTACGTTGGCACTGGTGAACGGGTTTTGCCCAGCAGGGAATGTCACAGTAACGCTTGTGGCGCTATTGATGACATACGCTAGGTTGCTGCCTATAAGGTCAGCCAGTTCAAAGCGGAACGTTTGGTTGGCTATGCGCTGGCTGAGGATCGCCTTATAGCGGGCCAGGAATGCACCTTTGAATGTACGCACACTCCGTATGATTGTCTCAGCATTCGTGGTAGTACCTGTAGTAATTACTAGGTTACCACCAGACTGTGAGACAGCCATGCCTGCCCCAGTTTTAACTAGGGTCAGGTCTGGAGTAATCAATCCTGCACCTACACCAGCAAAGCCACAACGCCAGAAATCAACAGGGACCGGCTTTACCGGAACACCTGGATCATGGTCGTATGGGATGCCCGTTACAGGATCAGGAAACTTAGCGATGAGGGTATCCTGCTTAGCTTCAGTAGCTCCACCAACTGGAGGAGCAGACTTGACTACAAGAGCCTCATCTTCAATGGTAACTAGCTCTGGCCCACCTTGCCAGTGGACCTTTTTAATAACCATGGTTAGACCTCAGCGAAGGTCTTGGCAGCAGCCTTGATCTTACTAATCTTCAGTTCTAGGGCTTCAGCTTCCTTGGCCTTGGTGGCTGCATAGGACTTAGCGGATTCACGGAGGAGCACAGCCTCTCCGGTGATGGTCCCTGCTTTCTTCACAGCCGCATCCAGAGCCTCCATGGCTTGAGCATGGAGCTTGTCAGCTTCAGTCTTGGCAGCCACGAGGACTCCCTCTGAGTTCACCTTGGCAGCTTCAATGGCTGCCTTGGTTTCAGCTTGGGTCTTCTCTAGCTGCGCTTGAGCCTGAGCATTGAGTTCTGCAAGCTTTTCCTTGTCGGCTGTGAGGTCAGCCAGGGTCTTTCGCATGAAAGCTACCTGGGATTCTGTAACCTCTAGGGCCTCAATGGCAGCCGCAGCAGTCGAAATCATCTTGCCAAACTTGGCTAGTTTAGCTGCATCAGTACGAATAGGTTCCATTAAATTGCCATAACCTTTACAATGCCTTCAAAGCCTTCACCCAGAATGGGATAAACTTGGAGGACGGACGTATCAACAGGGTAGATCCCAGGGGTAGTATAGCGGTAGGTATCCCCTTCCTTACTCTTCATAAGGGTCCAGGTGTCACCATCTAGGCTACCCATAAGGGTCACAGCCCCGCCCATGCCACATACCTCTACACTGATTCGGGAAGGTGTACCAAGCTTTGCAGCATCAGTACATACACCGGACTTACCCCAAGTGAATACATAGCGGGCTGGGAATAGCCCTGGTATCTGTTTAATATCTGGTTTCATCTTTACTGGTTTGCTAAGAGTTTCAATTTGTCGTTTAACTTCGCCAACTCAGCAAAGTCTTTGACCACACATGGAGGCCAAGGTTGATGACTCAAAAGCCATGCCTTGGTATCGGGACTGAGGCTCACTGGTTGGAGCCCCTTATATCTGCTGTAGTCATCCCGTGAGCTACAGCTTGTTAAGGATAGACTGAGGATCAGAAGGCAACTCAGTACGGTCAATTTCAAGTAACTTCTCCTGAGTGCTTATGGTTTTCTCTGCGTTTTCCAATAGTACCTCATTGCGTCCCGCCTGCATGAGGTTCCGTTGCTGCCACCATTCCATGAAGGAAGCCAGAAGGCGGGACAGGGCTTCTATAATGGCAGTCATTTACTTTTTCGGATTGACGGTTGAGAAGTAATCAACCAGCTTAATAACCTTACCTAGGATATCGTCATCCTTGGTCGTGGGAGTAAGCTTCACTATGGCAGTAGCCAGGACAACAACGCCCCCGTAAACTGCCAGGATGTCTGCCCAATGGGCTGAAATCCATGCGATCATATGTGTTCCTTTATTACAGTTGTGAGACAGCAATGCGCTTGGCCACAGCAGCACGGAAGGCAGGATCCTTGCGGTATTCCGGCTTGCGCTGGTCTGCAACCATCTCATTAATGTCCTTATAAGGCTTAACACCCTGGGGCGATGCACCACCTAGGACAAACTCAGGGTCAGACTTCTGTTCAGCACGCATACGGGCAATGAGCCCCTTTGCCTGGAACTTGATTTCCTCAACACCCTTACCCCTGAGGCTCTTATCATAGGCTTCTATCTCTTCAGGAGGGAGATTGGCCTTAGCCCACTCCACAGCCTGAACATAGACATCCTTGCCCCCTATGTCCTCCAAGACCTTCCGTTGAGTCTCTATTGCCAGGGCCTTTTGCCCTTCAATGTAGCCATCAACGATTGCCTTGGGGATCTTAGCAGCTTCCAGCTTCGCATATGTTTCAGGGCTGAGTTGCCCCTTGTCATTAAACTCAGTCTGGAGTGCTGCCATGTCCAGCCCAGCATCAGCTACAGTCTTTGCAGCTTGTTCTTGCTGGATGCCTAGGTTTGAACCTGGGTCTGTCTTCTTAGCCTCCTCTAGCTTCTTCTCAGTCTCCTTTGCGGTGTCTGGCTGCTTGGATTGGCTACTCTTCTTCTCTAGCTCAAGGTATGACTTGGCTAGCTCCTCGGTACGTACCTGCCCCTTCTCAGCGTCCCAGAATTTCTCTGGAATCGACTCAGGCTTTGGGGGCTTGGTATCGTTGGGCTTAGGTGCTTGACCTGCCTCAATTGACACGCTGGTTACGTCATCTGACATTCAATTATCCTTACTGTGGTTTCTGTTGCATGCCTGCCACAGCACCCTTGATAACTTCTGGTGCTGCTTGGCTGGCTAGGTTCTGCATGGCTGCTTGCTGGGCTTGCTGTGCTAGTTCTTCCTCTGTATAGAGTAGACCATCCACATTGATGCCGTCAGCAATGGCTCTGCGCTTGATAGCTTCCAGAACCTTAACGTACTTGGGTACTGCCTCAGGTCCAAGAGTAGCTGATATCCCCTGGAGGAATTGATCCAGCTTGGCCCGATCATGGCCCCTACCAAGAGCCTGTATGCCTGTCACCACAGTTGGTTTCACAGCATCCTTTGGTAGTGGAGGGAGCTTCTTGGCTTTGGTCAACCGATCTATCCAGATGGTAACCAAGGGCATCTGTAGCTCTTGTGAGAGAATACTATAGATGCCGCCTTGCTGGTCTTCCAATTCTTGGGCTACATACCGAATTTCTTCAGCGGTAACACGGTCCCCATTGCGCTGCACAGCCGTATTCAGCAGGAAGGCATAACTGAGCCGGTCTGTAATGTCCTTAATGGCATTATGAGCCGTGGCAAAGTCTGCTGCCTTCTCTACTTGTACTGCTTGTACATCCTCTGGATTGCCTGGAGCAAAGCCAAGGTTCCGAGTATTATTCAGGGTACGTACATTAGTCGTACCATTGGGGTTCACCAGGAAGATTACCCTGGCTGCCGCTGTGGCTCCTTCTACGAGAGCCTGTGAGAGAGCATCTAGGGACTTAAGGTCACCTAGGTACTTCTCTACATAGCTACGTCCATAATCCTCTCCATTTCGCTTGATGCCCCGTAGAGCCAGCCATGGAAGAGAATCCAGTTTATACGATCCCTTGGACTTGGGGATTATCTTTTGTTTAGCTTCTTGATATACCGTCCACTCTGTATCCTCACGGAGTAGATAGGTGAACACGTCCACGTCCTCTTCCTTGTCCACATCAATAGCCAGGAAGGACCGTAGCTCACTTGAGAGGGAACGAGGAGAGAACGTTTCTTTTACTACGATTTCAACCGGGTTACCCATGGCATCCCGGCGGCAGACGTAGCGATTCAACTGGAACCCCTTTATCTTCCCTGAAGCAGGGACAAAGATAAGGAAGTTACCAGTTATCATCAGATTTTCCAAAGCCTCATTCATGTCCACACGCAAAGCTGAGCTTTCCATGTCAGACTTAATGGCTTCAGTCATCTTATTCAGACCCAATTCAAAGTCTGATTTGATCTTCTCTAGCTGGGTGTTATTAGCCTCAGCTAGCTTTTGTAATACATACTCTTCTACATTGAACTTGAAGAACGATTCATTTGGAGGGAACAAGGCCAGCATTTGCTTACTGGTCAGGTTGCTTACCCCACGAGCACCAATGGATTGCCATGGAGTGAGCAAGTCCTCAGCCGCAGTATCCTGGTTTTCACTTATGATACTTGGGATGGTGTACTTAGCGCATTCTATGGCCCTACGGAGGAACGGATCCCGCTCAGTCTTGAGGGTTTCATACCTGGACTCTGCGGTTATCCGGTCTTGAACATCGGCACCCATTAGACGCCACCTGGAATATTCAAGGCAGCAGGAGCAGCACCAGGATTGATACGGAATGCATCCAGGCCATTAAAGCTGGTTGTAGCATCTCCTGCACCTGACCCGGCTAGCTCATAGTCTGCTTGGGCTTTATACTTGCTGTTCAGATTGCGGGACTTCATAAGCGCCTCTTGGGCTGCCCGTGTCCGCTCTGCTGCTGCCCGTTCCTCGTCTGCTTGATCTTCAGCCCGTTGCCGTTCCTTCTTGGCTTCCCTGGCTGAATAAACGGAACCGCCAGCAGCCACAGCCACCATTGCGACTGTAGCTGTTACAGGATCACACATATTATACCTTATTCTTGCTGTATGGGGCCTCTGGATGCTGAGTGTTGTAGGCTGCAATCAGGTGGCGTACCACCTTCCGCTTACCAACTTCCTCCCACACCTTGCGATCAACCCATGTAATTTCAGGACACTTCTCAGGGTAGGCTTCATCTAAATGCCTGAGTAGCTGTAGACTTATATCAATTCCTAGATCATCTTCTATTTGCACAAAGTACCCCCCTGGACTTCCATAGTTAGGAAGTTCAGAGGGGCAGCTTTGTGTAACTACTTATTATTAGTAGTGGTTACATATTCGTTATAAGAATGTTCCATATGCTTCTGGAACCATGCAAAGAATTCATTTCGCTTTGCTGGATCTACAAGACCACAACTACGATTAGCCAAAACGAACTTGGTTAACGCTTTGACCACCTTGGTTGGGTCTGTGTAAGGCATATCCAAAGCCTTAGCAGCTTCATAGATAGCTTTAACCTCTACGGAGGTACGGGAACCATCTACATGGGCAGGGAGTGGGGCTTGGGTTGGTGCAGGAGGTTGCCAAGAGGACATTAGCGACCTGGGATGACCTTTAGCTCTACCTTGATGATCTTAAATACAGCACTCTTCCC